AACAGCTACAGAAACACCTGTAGAAAATGAAGTAAATGAAGAAGTAAATACTGCTGAAGTTTCCCAATAGTCCAGTGGGGAGCTTCGGCTCCCCTATAAAAAAGAGTGATGAGGTGAAATTATGATAGAACAAAAAACATTTAAAGTAAAAATAACAACATACATGAATAATTTAAGATGGTCAGCAGATTTTCCTAAGCCTGTAGCAGAATTATCTTCAATAACATTATTAGCACTGTTTACAAGAAATTATAAATATGGTTGTGGTTTTATATATAAAATTGAGGAGGAAGTGTTTATATGCTAAATCGTTATGAATCAGTTACTAGCTATTATACAGCTAATTATAATACAATTAACAAATTATTTGGTCCTATTACAACGGATTATCAACAAACAGATTTCTCACTTGAGTGTTATCTATGTAATGAGCTAATTGCGTGTTATGATGGAAATGATAATGGTGTTTATTCTTTACAATTAGAAGATTGAGGTGATACGAATGATAAATAAAAATCAAAAAATTAGAATGACAGCAATTGAATATGTGCCACAATTTCATGGTGGAGCCAGTAGATATTATAGAGCTGATTTTTACACCAGTACAGTACTTGTCGAAAAAATGTTCCGCAACAAATATGCTAGAAATGATTATCAGGGTACATTACATGCATTTAAGGTGGAGTTATGTTAAATATATATCATCAAATCTCATTAATAGAAATGAGAGCAGCGAAAACTATTGGTAAATTATGCAGTTCAGTACAATCTGACAATTGGTATTTTACATATGACGACTTGAATAGTATACGTGATGTTTATATTAGAAATTATAAAAATGGATATAAATATACCATAGCAGGAGTAAAAAATGTTGAATAAAAATGATGGTGTTAGATTAATTGAAATAAAACCCAATGCAGTGGCTTACGAACTACGAGGTGATACACACAACTATCCATTACTATTTATACACGAACAGGTTCGTAGAGTGAATACTATATTCCGTAATCAATATTCAGCTAGATATAATTATGAATTAGTACAGGTGGAATATGTTAAAGAAGACTGATAATTTTTTTATAAAAGAAACAGCCAATGACGTAACTTTACCATTCATTCGTCATACAGTAGATACATCTGGATGTATATTCGTATGTCATAATGTCACATGGCGATTAATAGACATATTACAAATGAGATACGATAATAATTATATTTTTGCAATGATGGAGCTAGATTATGATACATAACAAAGCCAAAGTAATATGTACATATACAGATTATCCAAATGTAGTAGATAAACTATCGTGTAAAGAACATATTGGATATATATATAATGGTAATATTCTATTATTATATATTTATAAATATATGTATAATTATCAGCAGATAATTGAAATGAAATATGAGGGGTTAGGTGATTAATTATGATACAAAAATATGATAGACTATATCAAATCAATATAACACATCCTAAACAGAGGATACGTGTATCTCAATTCGTAAATAGTAATAATAATTTGTCAACATACGCAGTACCATTTATAATGTTGGATAATTTTATATATTTATATCAATGTGATAATATGTTTATGGTGGTTGAGTTAAAATGATAAGAGCGGCAGATGGTGTAATTTTAACAACTAAACATTACTCTAATTGTATGAGTAACGTTAGCTTTATATTTAATCCGACCCGTGTTGCTGAGGGGTTATGTCCATTAAAATTAGCTTATAGAAATAATTATAGTAATAAAAATAATGCATATCGTAGAGTTATTGAAATAAAATACGTGAAGAAAAGAGGGTTATGATGTTAAATACAAAATATTTATATCAATTTACAGATGTTATTAAACGACCGACTATAGTTAAAACTACTAGATATATGGAAAATTATGAACGTCTTGAAGGCGAATGTGCGATTTCACAATTATTCTACTATTTATATGGTGAACGTTATTATGTAGATAGAATAAGACCATTTAAAGTGATATTAACAAGAGGTGTAGCATGATTGATACTAAAGATATGTTGAGAGTATATCTTATTCAAAATTATTCGTCTGCGACATATACATCTAGCTATTGTTCTTTCCCAAAAAAATTTGGTGACACTGTTTTAACAATGGATGGTTTATATATTATGCGATATGACACACGATATTCATATAATGCAATAATATATAAATCTATATGTGCAGCTAAATTACACAAATAATAATGAGGTGAATATGATAAGGAAAAGTGATATATTAAAAGCAACTTCTATCCAATATGATACGTATGAACAAGATTTATTATTTAATGTATTACATGAGCATTATTTGAGTACAGATGTAGAACCATTAAAATATTGCTACATAGGGCGTTACGGTAAGAGTATGTCACGTAATATGATTTATGAAGTTAAGTTTTTTGTATAAGGAGGCATCATGATTAGACCAGAAGATAGATTTCGCTCATTGTGCGGATGCTTTTTTACGTCTGAGATATTGACTGCAAGAGTGCAATATAGAGTACAGAAGTGGCGTGATGATACATATGCTTTTTATATGAATATGTATAGCAATCGTTCGGTATCTAGCACAACGTATTATGCTGAATTAATATAAAGGAGGTTATATGCAGAGAAAATGTCATAGTTGTAGCACATTATTTGAAGTGCACGGCAACGATGTATTATGTGATGTTTGTAAAAATCCAGCAACACGAAAAAGTTTTAAACCGCCTGAAGATACATTAACATGGCAACAAAAGTTTGACATGAAATGGCAACAATATGATGATGAACATGAATATGATGGTGTTAATGGTAAACGTGGTTCTAAGGCTACTCATTGCTGTGTGTGTGGTGGTAGATTACCACCAATTCAAGAACGTAAATATGGGAGGTTTTGTAGTAGTAAATGCAAAAGGAGTTATAATGAAAGAAAAGATTGTTCATGATTTTAAAGGTTATATCAATGGTGTCCAATTCAATGATAAAACATTATATTATAGCGTAGAATATATTTTATCAGAATTGGAAGAAACATTTAATGTGGAAGTACCGTGGACACTGGTGTTTGCTTTAAAAAATCTTCTTGACAATTTATATAGAACACTTAGCGAATCACGAAAAGGTGAAGTCGAAGATGATTTAGTAAATTGTATTTACAATGCAGAAACTATCCAACAGTTGTGTTTTAGTAGTGTATGGTCTCCTTATGGGTATTTTTACCCCGTTAATAGTAAGTTTGTTGATTGGGATAATACTTATGGTAAAGACCCAATTATATACGATGAAACTAATAGCATTTAATGAAAGGTGGTGATTATCAAATAACAGGTATCAGTAATTTATAATATTATGTTTAGTTGGAGGTAAATAATATGCAAACAAATTTAAAAGCAAAATTAGAAGACATTAATGTGAAAGACACTCATGCACGTGCTACATTCCAATATGATAATCATGGTGTACGTGCTTCCATCACGAAAGACACTACAGTATATGAACTTGCACTTCTTGGTATTGAAATACACAAAGAAATTGTACGTCGATGTGCTGACCAACACATGGAAGCCACTGAAGCTATGGATATTGTTAAAGGCATGACAGAAATTGCTATGTATGATTTAATAAAAGAGCAATTAATGGAATTGCTTGATGATGACACTATTGATAAATTGTTAAGTAAATAAAAAAATAAGCCCCTTAATTGGGGCTTTTTTTATGTCCATTTTTAGTTGTCAATCTCTTTAATACGATTAAATCGTGCGAGCATATCTTGTGTAACACGGGATTCAATGGTTGTAAATCGTGTTTCATTAATGGTTTTTTGTTCAGGTGCAAAACCAGCTCTATCTAATAAGTCTTTAGTAGCTTGGAATTTAACTTGGTCTGAACGAGCATTAAGTGCTAAATGATACATTTGGTCTGCCATTTCTTCTGCACGTTTCATGAATTTATCTTGTACTATTTGTTTTTGTTTTTCTAAGGCAATTTCCATTGTTTCAGTATGCTCTAATAATTTAGTAGGATAATTTGGTGAATATCCTGCTTCTGCTTTAGCTAATGCTGTATTACCAGTCTCAGCTTTTACACGAGCGTATAATTCTTGTTGAGCACTAGGCTTCGGTTTCTTCTTGTATTCCGAGGGTCTTGGCTTCTTCACACGCTCTTCTATACTCTTCCTCTGTTTTATATCCATGTTCATACCCCCATTTATAATAACGAATTCGACCTTTTGCCTTTTCAATCTTATCTTGTTCTAATAGCTTATCTTGTATTTCATCATCTACATTTAAACCTAGTAGATATTCTGGAGGGAATGCAGATAAAATACCCATCTTATCTTTAGTTACAATAAGACTGCGACATTTCCTTCGTTTAGTAGCATCAAGTTTAATCAAACCTTCTTTTTTCATAGCAATTACTAAACGCTTATATCGTTGTTCAGTGCTATCTAATATGTAATCAATGCTATCAAGGGGAACATAGGTTTTAAAGCCTACATTGATGTAGGCTGTATTTAGTAAACTCATAATGAATAACCCCTTTCAATAAGAGATTGTAATTGATGGTCTAAATAAGGAATGACTTGACGTTGATGTTCAATACCATTCATTTCAGCAATATAAAAACCACCTACTGTAGGTCTAATACCACTTGCTTTACAATAATCAGGATATACTTGGAATGAACCTTGATGTAATTCCCAAATTTCTTTAGCTACTGGTTTTTTAACGTATTTGTTATGCTCAATAACTAATTTAGGTACCGCATACGGTTCATGGAAATGTTCATACCATGTTACATCAGCATTAAAATAATCATAATGATTTTTAGCCTTTTTGTGTTTATGTAAGATGTGATGA